TTCTTTAACCTCGACTCCAGGTGATACTTGAAAACCCATGTTTTTCCTTTCAGTTATTTTAGTTGAATGATAAGTAGCATAATAAGATGTTATTCAATACTTCTATTTATAAATATGCATATTTCAAAAACTCATCCAGTCTTTCTGCTGTTCAACAAGATCATTATGCCTATCTAAAAAATCTGAAGATTTCTCCGAAGACATAAATCCAAAAGGAAATAACTCATCTTCAATTTCTCTTACTCTGTCTTCGTATAGCATTGCCTTCAAATCCATATCAAGTACATTAGAGAACGCATCAGACGATACAAACCAAGAAAACATCACTAAATTCATAACTAAGTCATCGTGTGATCCAATCGCAGCTTCATATGATGAACCCTTTGATTCAAAGGTTGCGATTTCAAAGATAGTTTCTGCATCGACTATATCTAATTTCTTTTGCTCTAATAAATCCTTTAGATTAGAACATCCGATTCTTTTAATCTTCTTTGACATAGTGACACCGATTCCTCCAGCTTTCACCGCTGATTGAACAAATGTATTTTCATATTCGTAGTCATAATAGACAGCATTACAAACAATAACTCCTGCATCATTATTTTCTATGACTACTATAGCTTCATTATATAACCTTGCAACTCTTACGATAATATCTGGAAAAACCAATGGTGATATCATATTATCCCTGAAGGTACACACTTGTTTAAATTTATCCTTTTCAACTTTAAATACGCTAAATGTTGAATAGTCTTGGCCTCTTCCTTTCGATACATCAACCGTCATAACATATAAACATCCTTCTTTTGGTTGTTCATAATATGATATGTCGTTTTTAAATTCTATTGGATTCTCGGCTTTAAGATTTAGAATAGTATCTCCATTGATAAGTGTATTGCCTCGACCATGAAAGTTATTTCCGAACTCTTGTTCAAATTGAAGTTCTGATGTGTTCGCTATAGTCTGTTTCTTCCATTCTTCATCTCGACCAGGTACATCCCACCAATCAACTCTAAATGCTTTATATTCGTTCCTGTTTTGAACTGCGCCTTCATATAATTTATGAAATACATTTCCAACACCATTAGCCGTAGATGTGATAATAACCTTTGTTTCTTTACCAGCAGAGACAACAGGATAGGTTGATGTATAGAATTCAGCAGCATTTTCAACAAAAGCAAACTCGTCGAGAAAGAGAAGATTAACCGATAAACCACGAATTGATGAACCAGATGTCGCAGATGCTATAATCTTTGTATTGTTCCCAAATGTTATATTACCCTTATTTAACGCCTTACATCCAGGTTGAAGAAAGAATGGAAGATTCTCAAGCGCAAGAGTAACTCGAGCTAACATCTCTCTTGCGGTTGAACCTTTATTGGCTAGAATCGCAATAGTCTTTTCGGGGTGAAAGATAGCATACCACAGAATATAAATGACAGATGAAATCGATTTACCAGACTGACGACAAGCAAGAACAATAGAGAATCGATTCTCATTAAAGTGTTTGAACATCTTTTCTTGATACTCGTAAGGCTTATACGGTACTAATCCTTTATCTAACGAGATAACCTTAACATAAGTAGACGCGAAATAAATCGGGTCCTTCATACACTTCATATACTCAGAAACTTCTTCTTGAGTAAAACTATCTTGAACACCATCTCTCTTAACTAATGGATTCCCAAGATATCCTTTCTGTTCATTAACCAGCGTCATTCTGTTTGCTCAAAAACTTTTGTAGTTCAGTAGTCGAACCAACAAAGATTGCATTATTTGTAGTATTACCACCACCCCCGACTTTCTGCTCTTCAGCTTGTGTGAGTTCTTTTCTCTTCTTTTGAAGAGTGATTAACTGATCCATCATATCAGTAGTAGTCTTAAACATCTGGCCAAGAACTTCAAATGCGCGGGGATGTTCTGTCTCGCTTGCAAGAGCCATCATATTATCAATAGCCTCTTCTGCTTTTGTTATTAGCTCTTTAATCTTATCTCTCGAATAAGCATAATCTTCCTCTGTATCGGCAACAATCTCTGTCTGAGCTACCTCAGTTTTTATTTGTTTTAATTGTTGGGGAAGGTTTGTTTCAAGTGCTGTTAAAATATCATCTTTTGTTTTATTCATCATCAAAGCCAAATGTCGTATTAGTTGTAAAATCATCTGGTGTATCATCTTCAGAACCCAATTCAGTTTTTACTCTATCAACCGGCTCAACCGCTGAAGCTTCGGTCGAGTTATTATATAAATCTGCAGTAACAGCCCGAATAACTGGCTTACTAACAACTCTACCAGTAAATCGTATTTTCATTTCAAAATCGAGCGAATATACAATAGTTCTTCGATTAGAAAAATCTCCTTCGTAATCATCTTCGAAGCTTGTACTAGTAAGTGTAATTGGGACATCTACTGAATTTCCTTCACCGTCCATATCTTTGATAGCAACAGTATATTCAGGAACAAATGTTGGAAGAATCTGTTCAAATATTTGCAATGCCTCATCTTGTGTTTTAGCAAGAATATTTAATTGTAGACCAAGCTTATACGGAACAGATTGTCTTAAAACCTTTTTACTAAGTTCTGTACCAGGAATATCAAAAAGTTTAACGTTGGTTTTATTCAGCGCAGAAGTAGTATCTCGATCAATAGAAGTAATTTCAAAACTCATTCTCGGTAACTTAATCGCAAGCTTTTGATCTTCTAAACTGCTATCTTGTTTGATCCGAGCAAGAAATTTACTTTTGGGACCGTAAGCTAGCGGAACTCGTGTTTCTCCTGTACCACTTCGTACAATCTTAAGATTATTAAAAATCGTACCAAAGACCGCAACTGATTTCTTAAGCGTTTGATTATAAAAATGTACTCCGTCTAACATATTATGTAATATCTACTTCTCCAAATGGATTGATCTCTGAGAAATCAATAAAGTTATTTCCGATCGATTCAAAATCTTCATTATCTGCATACTTATCATTAGTATCAATCGGTGTAAATGAATCTTTTAATGTAATAGTATATGATGCTCCAGATCTTTTACCAATTATATTTCCAACCGAACCATCAGTAATACTAAATGATATATTACTACCATCACTCGCCTCAATACCAACTATATCAACTTCATTATTTCTTACTTCTGCAATTTCTCCAGATATAGTAAGTTCAGGGCTTCCACCAATTAATTGCGTTACATCTTCACCAACAATATATGTTCCGCTTCCAGATCCAAGTGTAAGTGTGGTACGAGTAGCAAAATTTGTTTCGAATGAATCAACCTCTTCTATACCAGTATCAATTGCTTCATTACCATATTCAAATAGCTCACACGTAAGTTTATACGTTGGCATATTTTGTAGTTGATAGAACGGTGTATCACCATCAACATAACGAATCTCAAATAATCCTTTTACGAGCGGTAAATATATTAAATCACCTTCGTTTGGTCGAATAAGCTCGTTTGGTTCATTACCAAATCTGCCAATTAAATTATTCCAACGCTTACGAGAAAGGACAAAACTAATTTGATTTCTTACTTCTAAGCCAAACTTACTTAATAGATTTCCGTCACCTTCGTATCCATCAACGCTATCAACATACATCTCAATCATGTATGCTTCCCCGAATTTACTTAATTCAGTCTCATTAAAGATCGAATTCTCATTTACGATTGTTCTTGGTATATAATAGACATCGTGTCCATATATACGAAGGCTCTCTATAATAATGTCTTCATAGAGATTTTGCTCGCTCTGAGTACCGTGAGAAAAATAAACGTTTCTTGGCATAATACATTATCCAACAAAAAAGTCAGTTGGTTTTTCATAAGTTAACTGCATTGTCTCCTCAATCTTTTCAATATCTTGAATTGCATCATCATATATTTGTCGACCATTCAGTGTAACACCTCCAGGTAATTGCATTCCCTCGAACTTAATTAAATTCAATCCCCATTGACGTTTAATAAGAGCAGTAAGGTATTTTTTAAGAAGCATATCATTGTAAATATCAGTATATGTTTCAGGATCTAAAACCTCATGTCCTTCAACAATGATATAAATTCCTTCTTCTAAATCATTACCTTCAATATAAACTCTATTTTGGTGCCTCGAGAAGGTACTCTTTTGACTCATTCCGTTAATCTTTAAATCAATAAGAGACATATATTGTTTAGTCATCTCATAATCAATAAGAACACCTGGATGGCGTAGATTATACAAATCATTTAAATGCATTTGATATTCAACCGAAAACATTCCAGCTTGAGTAGAACTAGCATTAATTGGCCAAACACTATTAACGAAAATCATAGAGTCTGGAAGTGTAACATAACCATTTGTTACATCTTCTTGAGTGACTAAATGCTTACGATAGTTACGTATGATAGAATCAGAATGATACTCTTGATAAAACTGCAAAGCTTCATCTAATCGATCTTCTAACTGATCTTCATCAACATTAATCTCAATTACCGGTGCACCTAAGGCGCGAAGAGCATAATCGATTAATGACTGTCTTGAATTTGGTTTAGCCATAATCTTATTTATATGATATAATTATCCAGTAGTTACACGTGGAGTAATATCGATTTGTCCTTCTATAACCCTTTGAACTATTGCAGGAGAATCATTTGATACAAGTTCAATATCGTATACATATCTCCCAGCTTTTAATGCACTAGTTTGTAAAGCACTAAGAGTTGCAGAAAGGTCGTTATTATTAACATCAATTGAAATATAAAAATCAGTAGCAGTTGAAGATGTATATGTCTTTTTAACTTGACCTCTCGCTACACAATTATTTAAATCTAAAGAAGTATTTAAATCTACTAAAAACGTAAAATCAGAACCCTGATCAATAATAAGTGTTTTATATACTGCCATATTATGTCATTCTTATTTTAACAGTGCTACCAGTTCGATATAATTCTCCAACCTCAACACCTCCACTCGCAGCTGTAGAATCATCTGCATATGAGGCAGATTCTTGTAAAGCTTTCATAATTATTCCGCTTCGAGTTGCATCGCGTGGAATAATCTTTACAGAGGTATATCGGGTGCTATCATTATTTCCAGTACCAAAGTGAATTTCTGAATTAGAATGCGGAATATCGTTATATTGACCAATAAGGTATGTCTCATGATATGTAGTATTAGGAGAAGTAATAGTATCATTATCAATAAGGCCAATACCGAGTGCGAATGATGCCTGTCCAAGTAATGAATTACTATAACCAATAGCAATAGACCCAATTGGGTCGTCTTCCACACTAATATTGACGCTATTATCGTTTCCAATTACAAAAGAATTTTCATTTGTAACGGTATTATATTGACCGATTACTGTAATTCCTACATTAGTTGAAATACTATTATCGCTACCTAATACATATGCTTTTTCACTTGTAACAGTATTTGTATCTCCAATAATATATTGCTTATCTTTACTTACTGTATTTGATTTACCTAATACAATACAAGTATCGGTTAAATTTAATGAATTATCACTTGTTACGGTATTATCTTTTCCTGCAATAAGTGAATTAGTAGCATCTACTGTATTATTATATCCGATTACAGCACTATGTGTTAATCCGTCACTAGCGATAGTATTATCAGTACCAATAATACCAAATGATGTTGAAATACCAACTGTATTTCCATTACCAATACAAGCTCCATCATATGCTCCAAGAGCTATACTATTATTTCTTCCAATAGCAGCAACATAATCACCAGCTATTGTATTTTTTAAATCGCCTGATAAGCCACCTGTTATACCAATATTTAGATTTTCAATATTGATAGTTGAAGTATCGATATTAATAAACTCGAGTTTATTATTGATAATATTAACATCACCTAATAAAGCACGAATATTAGTATCATTGTCGGTAGATGCTACTTTATATACTTTATTATCAGCCTTTTTAATATACATATGGCCATCAGAATAATTAATTGCTATTTCGCCATATGATAAACTAGTAGGAGAAGGTACTGCAGCTACTGCCTCGCTTTTTGTATGAATTATTCTTGAATATGCCATGATTTTATATTACTAATGCTGCGTATTTTTGTCTTTTAGTTTCCAATGCGACATATTCTTCATTAGAAAGCGTTGTTTTAACACCAAGCTGTGTTTCTCTAATATGTCGTAATACTTTCCAATCTGTAGAATTTAAATACTGTAATGCCTTTTTAGACATCTCTTCTTTATCAATATCTGCTTTAGGATAGTTAACAACTTCATTTTTATCAATATCATAATATCCTTTATTATTTTCTATAATCTTATTCTCAGCATCTGTTATTTTTTTAACAATAACGCTTTTCGGAACATTTGG